CTACACCAACCCCTACACTCTTTCCCTCCACGACGCTCGTCCGATCTCATCGAATAAATTCCGCGTCTCTTTAGGTCCCAAAGCCTTTGGTATACCTTTCTTGAACCCTTCAAAGTCTCCTGCTTCAGCTGCTCTCCGCATTTTTGTACCAGATATAGCGAAGGTATCACCATCAGCATCACGTTCTCCACTAGATATTACTTCTATCTTTCTGAAGGTATAGTCCTTACCATTATAGTTTTTGATCCACTGCATCGCCTGTACTCTATCACTACCTACTACCAAGTAAGCATCATCATAGCCCTGTGATTGTAGTTCTGACAATACAGCAACGGGATCTTTAGGACCTGATCTAATTTTCTTTGACAACTGTGGGAACATCTTCTTAGCATAGTATAGTTTCCTATCAGGAGGTAGAGGATTAGATCCTTTCTTATCTACAGTCTGTGACAAGTAAATGTAGTAGTCACACTTCCCTGCCTTAGATGCTACTGCCTTGAAGTTTTCAGCATGACCTATCGTTGGAGGTTGGAACCTACCAAAGGTAAAGTACACGCATTTATAATCTACTATCTCCATTGTTTTGCCAGTGTGAAGTTGATGTAAGAGAACTCAATTCTATTTACAAGTTTGATCATGTCTCCGTTGTGATGTAACACATAGCCCTCTGGTGCGGTGACCTTGTACCCCTTGTCAGTCCGTACAAAAGTTCTAAAAGTTTCAAGGTTATCTAATGCTTCTATGACTATAGTTTTATTCTCTTGTATCTTTCTATAGAGATTGAACATAGCATGGAACGCTTGTTCATTGTCTTCCAGATATCCTAGACCATCGTATAACATCTTCCTTCTCTCTGCCTGTTTCTGTACACTCTTCATCTTATTAACTTCCTTACCCATCTTCTCGTGGTAGAACTTACCCAATGACTTGAGTGCTTTCTTAGGATCAGTGATACTACGAGATGCTTTGATCTCCGCATTGAAGAACTGTTTAAGATATGATGCCACATGAAACTTCTTATCACCTTTAGTACCCATGTTCTCCACCAGATGATCTAAAAAAGTACCAGACTTCTTACACATCTGAGCTATAATTGTGACGTTAGCTTCAAACTTTTTAAGTTTAGATGCGTCAACAGATACATCTGACATCTCTGTATCATTCTCTACTACCACCACGTTCTCAGACTTACTAAACTGTGCAGTAGGAGCACCACCCTTTGCTGTCATCGTAGTCAGATCTTTACCAGTGTAGTGTGTATGAAATACTATTCCTATCTTTGCGTTCTTAATCTGTTTACCGATAGGATGATCTACTGGTATACCATAGGTAATAGTGTTAGGTGTAAACGTATATAATTTCTCACCATCTACCTCTTCCTCTTTTACATCTGAGGTGAACAACAGATCTCCCTGTACAACAGTAGGTATATTAAGGTCAGGAAAATACTTAACACAGAATTTTAATTTCTCTTTTAGATCAATACTAGCATCACCGTACATAATATCTACGTCTGCTTCGTCATAACATATCTTTGGTTCGTTATTAAATACTGACTTGGTTCCCGCAAAGAACATACCATTGACAGGATGCTTACCACATACTACAGCGGGAGCACCATCCCATTTAGTCTGCATGTAACCACTGCTAGGTTTCTTACCTAACATACGAAGCATCTCTTTCATAGCAGACACAGCAGCATCACACCCCTCTACTCCGTAGTTGAGCATCTCATCTTCTATATGTTCTAAGTGTTTTAGTTGAGTTATATTTGCCATTACATTGCTTTTAAAAATGGTGCGGAATCTTTTGATTGTGATGTAGCATACAACGCAATTAGATTTGACACCTCGTCTCTTTCTTTCTTCGACATACTCATCAGTCTATCTACTAACATTAGACCAAGATACTTTGAGAACACCCACTGTCCTTTATTCGGTGTCCTATTATAATGATAGTCTACAGTCTCCTTTGTTATCTTTGGTGCTACAAATCCAGAAGTTTTCTTTGGGTTATTACTTCCATTAATAATATCCTCATACTTCTGTGCTAATGTTGTTAGACGTTGGTTTAAACCACCACTTCTAGCTCTTGATTTATACACATCAACATTTTTATACAGTCCTGTACCAGTTACCTCTTCTAGGATACGACTGTAAACACCACCACCTATCTTACCATGCTTAGCTAAAGAACCTATCGCTTCACCCTGCCACTGTAATCCTTTACCTCCAGATGTATCACGGAACTGAACGTCGATTGGTATACCACCTTCTATCTCCATCCAAACATCCAATGCGTCAAACGACTTAGCATATATGTCACCAAATCTAGATTTCGGTGGTCTCTTAGAAGTATAGTTTACATGTTTAAGAGTAATCTTATCACTGGTTGTTTTCTTTAGAGATATACCAAACAATATTTTCTTGTCAATAAACTCTTTGAGTAGAGCATTGTAAGAAGCAAAGTTAGTTGATTTTGTCAACTGATCTTTAGTTACACTACACTCACATGCCCAGATGTCTGCGGGTGTCCACTTGTTTAGGTTAGCAAAGGGAGGTGATTCATAACTGTTGTTGATTGTTTTAAAATGATCATTGAGCATGTCAACAAACTTACCACCTCTGTACCATTTGAATTTGTTCTTTGTTCCTTTACCAAACTCACCATACAATGCGTTAGCAGTAGCCATACATGAATCAACCCATGCAGGTTCTTCTTCTAGAAATGCTTTGATATCATCTAATGATTTATCTGTATCAACTATACTCTCAACATCTTTATATTCTTTATCCGTTGGAGCATACTTCAAGTCTTTACTCCTACTAAATCTAACAGCAGAAAACCATGCAGCAGCTGACTCTTGTAGTGCTGTACCTTTTGCTCCACCACCTGATCCTTTGTTAGATCCAAACCTCTCTGTCTTCTCTAGATCAGAGAGTTTCATATCAACAGTTCCATTCTTCGTGATATATTTCAACTTACCATTACCTTTTATAGCAGCGTTCAAGTTATCATGTATCTTCTCATCTAGAGTATCAGCAGCTGCCTTGAGTAGATCAATTATCTTTGGGTCTTTAACCTGTACAGCATACTTACCACCTTTCATGAACTCTAGAGGAGTTCCTTTTTGTATGGCATCTAATAATACAGCAGCACGTGACGTGCCTACACCTGTTGGGTCATTACTTCGTAGATCACTTGGTTGAAGTTTTGCCATTAGAATTGTTTCCAGTACCGTGGGTGTGTGAGTCCTCCTTCTTTATTTAGATCTGTGTTAGTGAGTAATACGTCTCCTGCTAGACTCCAACGGTGTCCAGTATTATATGTCATGTGTCTCAAGTTGGCAGGGAATATTAATAGGTCACCCTCCTGTGTGTTCTCCTCCCAGACAGATGTGTTAAGAAAATTCTTATCTGCGTCAGCAAATGCCTGTGGGAACCACTCGTTCTGACTATCCTTAGTAAAGCATAGTGGGTCTTGTGTGTCCAAGTAATACACCCATGATATATGAGCAGGGTCATGACAATGATTAGGAACTGAACAGTCCTCACCACTGATAGCATACCATGTCTTCATGAAATGAATATTATATTCTACGTTCATAGATGCTAGGTACTGATCTATACAGTCATTGATCTCTAGCATAAAACTATTAAGTTGTGGGTCAAGATGTACTAACACCTTACCATTTAACTCTCCTGTTAGACCTTCATTGAACATGTGATGTTCATACCTCTTGGCAACCCAATCAGTATAGTCTATTAAATTAAATTTACCTACAGTTGTAGGAAATAGATTAATCTTTTCCATTATATTGGTATCAATGATAGCATATTATTAGGAGGAGCCGTGTGTGTTGTGACATCAAATCCTATTGTGATTCTTGGAGTCTCAAACTTCTCGTTAACAATAACTTCATGCTGTCTGTGACCAGGTCCTATGTAGATATTACCTACCTCATTTACTATTGAGTAGTCAGCAAAACGAGTTGTAGTATCATGTGGAACTATACTTATATAACCATGGTAGTCCCAGTCGTGGTTATGCCATTTCAATACTTGATCTGGGTAATGATAATTGATCCATGACTGCATCCACTTACCATCATCAGGTATAAGGTTCTTCAGTTCAACAAACAACTCATACGCTAGAGCGTTAGGTGCTGCTAAAGAAAAGAAATTATACTTGTAGTATGACCACGTAGAATCTTCACCAAATATATTCTGATGAAAATCCCAACACTCACTTACAAGATCTACAAACTCTTGGTGGTTGTTAAGTATCAACTCAGAGGTATGTACTTTATGATCCTTCATGTATTTGTATGAAAGGATTATCTCCTTGTCTAGACTTGTTGTATATAATTATCCTATCGTTTTTATAGTCTGGAACGAACTCTAACTCATCAGTATTAGGCCACATCATTTCTTGGTAAAGAGAATTGAGTTTTGCCATGTCATCATATAGATCACCTGTCATCTGCTGCTCTGTTCTCTGATTTATAGATGTCAAATGATCCACCAGGATATCTCTTCTCTAGTTTCTTAACATTCATCTCAATAACTTCTTCAAAGTCTACGTCTAATGCTATACATGCTTGTGCTACGTACCACATAACGTCACCCAACTCAATAAGAAGATGTTCTCTATTACTGTCGCTCCAAGGCTTACCTTGGAAGACCATCTTCTTAACGATCTCCAAGAACTCTCCAGACTCAGCAGCAAGGCCAACACCAGAAGTGGTAAGACGTTCAATATTGGCACCCTCTCTGTCAAGTTCAACCAAACGATCAGCAAGATCGACAAAATCTTTAGAACAATCGGATGTGACAGCATCCACGAACTCCTCGTACCTTTTAAAATCTATAGTCATAGTGTTTTAGTGTATTCAATAATCTGATCTCGAATCCCCATCAATTCATTATAGCATTGTTGATTATGAGCACACCCACGTAGGTCGTGGTCTGCTTTCATTAGTGATTCAATGAACAGTGCCTTCGCTCTGGCATACTTTTCCTCATCGGAGATGTTACCACCTATGGCACCTTGATCTTTCATTAGAATGTAAAGTCATTAAATTTATTTTTAGAAGCATTAGTCAGAACCTTCACAGTATCCTCATTCAGTTTGATCTGACCTGAGTCCATGATATTATTCTGTGCCTCTTGCTCAACATTATATAGTCTCATCTTCGCTCTGTCAATACCCACAACGAAACGTTTGTTAAGAGTGGGATCATAGTATCTATTCTTCAACTGTTTAACCATTATCTGATTCTGTTCCTCCAATTCCTCCGTAGATATAAGAGCAAACATAAGATCAGCAGTTGCAGGAAGACCGAAGGATTCACTTGTATCAGTAAGATCGACATCACTACTACCATAGCCAGAACGAGTCGTCTGAGTAGCGGAGACGAGTGGTACATTAAACTCAA